ATATCCCGTGCCTTGGGTATAAATGTTTCCCCCGTTCCCGATATTGATCCCTGCCACCAGCACCTCGTTGGCTACGGTGGTCGTCACGTTGGCGGTTTGGGCAGTATTACCGGTGCCGAACGTGTCGCTGGAGCCGGTGGCGAACTGGTCGAGGGGCGCGGATGTGCTGGCCCCGGAATACTGCAAGGCGTCGACGGCGACGTACTGCACGCCGGGCGAATAATTGCAGCTCACGATGTTGGCGGCATTCGCCGTCGTATTCTTGGCGTGGAACGCCTGGAGCCTGTCGGTCGGCCCGCTGTACGTCTCACTTGTAATCGACGTATACGAATTTCCTGCCGTGTCGCTTACCGTGATTGTTGTCGCTGTCTGCGATACTCGGCAAAAGACCACGACCAGATTCCCGGCCGCCAGGTTCATCGACGACGCGGTGGCCAGCGTAGTCAGTACAGTGCCGCTGATATTCTCGCCGTATCTCTCGGCGACAAACACGCAGCAAGTGCCGCCGCCGCCGCCGGCCGTGGCTGTCTGCGCGTGGACGTGCGCGGAGTTGACCACCGGGCCGGCTTTCATCCGCGCCTCGGCGACGCTGCTGCAAAGCACCAGCAATGCCGCCGCCGCCCGGCAATGCACCGACTATAGCCCGTTGCCCGGCGTCAGATAGACGGTGGCCGCGGTGCCGCCGCTGATCCCGGCTATGTATTGCTGACCGCAGCCGACGATCTCGACCGTGCCGGGTGCGACCGGCATACCCGACGCGACGGTCGCCGCGACGTTCGCGTCACCGCACGCCACAAACACCGCCACCGTGCCGGCATTGTAAATCCGCACGTTGGCCCCGGCGGCAGCCTGCACCTGGACCCGCGAGGTTGTGCCGGTGACGGAGAGCGACACCGTCGCCCCGCCGGGCGCAAACGCCTTCTGAGCCGCCGCCGGGCCGGCACAGAGCAGCAACCCCAGCGCGACCCACGCAATCCGCATCACCGCAATCCCGGCACGAAGAGGAAAATCCCCAGCAGCAGCACGCAGATCCAGGCGATCCACGGGCGGCCGACGGCATAAGGCTGGGCCACCGGGGTCAGCGCGAGGAACCAGATAAACATCGCGACGACCCAAAGAATCATGACGATCATCGCACCGCTCCCGATCATGCTGCATCCCGTTCGTTGAGCCGCGCCCGCGCTTCGATGCCGCGCGCCGTGCCGAGCATAATCCGCAGCTCGGCCTTGAATTGCTCCACCGCCCAGTGCAGCCGGTACGCCGCCTCGCGCGCCTCGGCGTCGCCGACCTTGCTGTCGCGCCAGGTGTCCACCAGCCGCTGCTGCACCCGCTCCAGCGCCAGCACCAGGGTCGGGTCGTCGAGCAGGCGCCGGGCCGCCTCGCCGAGCTGCATCGGGTCGCTCGGCGCCGGCTGGGTCGAGGCCCAGCGCGGACGTGGCAATTTGCTCGCCCACCAGTAGGCGGAGGGTACCCAGATCAAGGCTGCGCAGCCTCGCCCTGGCCCGGTGCCGCCAGCAGGCCGCCGGCCGCGAGCGGGGGGAGGAGGCCATAGCGGCGCATGATCGTGACGATTTCGGGGGTCCAGATTGCGTAGTTGCTGGAGCCGGGCAGCTCTTTGATTTCCGGCTCATAACCACGTCGTCGCATATAATCGGCACGCATTTGTGCGTCCGCCATCGTCTGAAAAGTGGGCGCGGGAAAATCCGGGCGATTGCTTGTCACCTGATATCGTGGCTGACGCGACCCCTGGTCGAGATAGCGGACGCCGGGAATGCCCATCTCGCTCAAAGCGGCCGAAGCTGCCTGGGGATCACGGTAAGCGCCGGGAACCAGCTTCGGGCTTTCGTATATCTGGCTGCCGGTCTGCGTATTAGCCCGGTCCAAGACCTCCAACAGTGAAGACCGTGGGTTGATTACCCCGGCATCAGCGAGTTTCTGCTGCACTTGCGGCTGAGCACTCAACGGCTTGTCCCAATTCAGAAAATCCTCGGGCTTGGCGTTGATGTCGACCTCGTACATGTGGCCTTTTGCGTCCGGCCCCGCGCCTTCCAGAAATTTCTTGGTAGCAGCGGCCCAGGCCGCGCCATCAGCGCCGAGATTGCGCGTGTACGGCTCAAACGTAGACACCGCACCCCGCACCCCGCCCGGCCCGCCAGCCGCCTCGATCATCTTCGCCAGCCGCCAATCGTCCTGCGCAACCTTATCGATTGTACCGAACCAGTCTTGGCGAGTTTGCAGTGGCGAGCCCTCCCATTGAGACAGTGGCTTATTCCCGGATAATGCATTGCGATAGCTCAATGCCGTTGGCTCGCTCTCGGCAAAATAGAGCCCGTGCCCGTAAGCCTGCGCGCCCTCGCCGGTGCCGATCTTGCCGAGATCAAACTGATCGAAGCTGTGCGGGCTGCCGTGGAAGGCGCGGATGCCGAGCGGCGACGGGCCGAAGCTGCCGGCCAGCGCCACCGGGTCGCCCGAGGCGAAAGCGTCGTTGACGTCCTGTATCCCCGACCGCGCCATCTCGCCGGACAGCACCTTATCGAGCCACGGCTGTGTCATCGGCTGCATCGCGGTGCTGGCCTGCGCAGCCCCGGCCGCCTCCGGGTCGCCGCCGCCGAGAAGCTGCTGCAGCCAGTCGAGAACCGCCACCGCTAAGGGTTAACCGGCGCGTAGGTCGGCCAAGGCCGATCGACATTCACGACCGAAGCCGGCCTCGGCGGATTGCCTTGCGGCTGGGGTCGCGCCGGAGGCAGGACTGCTCTCTCCATTAGGACACAGTATTAATAGTACAGGCGCGCGTGCGCGCGCGTGACTCAGAAAGCGGTGCGCTGTCAAGCATTAAATTGCCGGCCCATTAAATTGCGGCCCCGGGCCGCCCTGCCCCGCGGCATAAGCCCCGGCGGCGAATTTCAGCTCCACTTCCCTCTGCTTCACCGCCGCCTCGGCCTCGACCTTGGCCCTCGCGATGATCAGATCGTGCTGGGCTTTCTGCTGCTCCAGCTCCATCTCGTGCTGCTGTTTCTGCTGCTCCAGCATCATCTGATGCTGCTGCTTCTGCTGGGCGAGCTGCGCCTCGAGCCCGGCCTTCTGCTGCGCCGCCGCCGCGTCGGCCTGCGCCTTCATCTGCACCGCTTGCACCGCCGCCTGCGCCTTGATCTGCGTCGCCTGGACCGCGGCCTGCGCCTGCATCGCGCCAGGATCGGGCGGCGGCGGCCCACCCGGCGGCGCCGCACCCGGCGGCGGCGGCTGCGACGGGTCGGCGAAAAACGATTGCTTGAACCCGGCATTCTCCTGCAATGCCTTCAACGCATCGTAGACATTCTGCGTGTACACCAGCGGCCCCTTCGGCCCGCCCTGCTGCTGCACCACAGCATTCTGCAACTGCACCACCGTCATCAAATGCTGCAGAATCTGGTCGCGGTTGCCGGTGCCCAACCCCACCGATACCGTCACCGGCATCGCCTCGCGCCACTCGCGCGGGTCGATATTGAGCCAGCCGCCGGTCACCCGGATGATCCGCTCCTGCTGCTGGTGCTTGCGCACCAGGCCGAGGATGCCGCGCATGAGCTGCTCGACGCCGTGCGCGAAGATCCGGGCAAACAGCTCGACCCGCTGCGCCTGCGCGCCCTGCGCCATCGCCAGCCCGGCAGCCGTCGTGTTCGACAGGGCGTCCGGCGAAATCGCGTTGTTCTGCCGCGCGACCCCGGTGCGGATTTCCTGCGTCTCGTCGATGTACTGCACCAGCGGAAAGCTCTTATCCGCCGTGTACGGGATCATCATCGGCTGAATGCCGCCAAGGCGGCGCGACCGGACGACGCCACCCGGCCGAAGATCCAGCAAATCATCGTACGTATTTTCGTTAACAGAGTCGTCGGCCACCTCGATCCGCGGCCAATTACTTAAGTAAGCATTATCGACCATTTGCCGCATAATACTTGACTTGATTTCTTGAAGGTCGGCCGTCAAGTCGGCAAGACTTAGCCCCACCAGCCTATGACTTTGCGGGATCGGCGTAATGCTTACAAACGGCACCTCGTCGACGCACTCGATGCACGGCTCGCCGTCGCGGGTCAATATGATCAACCCGTGCCCCGCGGTCATCACCTGGTACAATTCGGTGGTGCGCTCGTCCTTGCTGAGCTGGACGTAGCATTCCTCGACCCAGATGTGCCGAGACGGGGTGCGCGCATCCTCCTGATACGGCGGCAGATCGTCGGCGCGAAACCGCTCCACCCGCTCGATATTCATTTCCATGTCGTCGTGCAGCGGCACTAAATCCAACGTGTCCTCGTCGTAGCCCTGCTCGACCAGGTCGCTGTACGTCCACCGCCGCCGGTGCGCCAAAAACGGGATGTCGCCGCGCTTGGCCCGCCGCGAAAACAGGATCTCCTCCGGCGCGACATTTTCGATGCGGATGCGCGGAAACTCGCGCGTAAACCGCAGCGTCACGTCAATCAGCTCCACCTCGGGCGGCGGCGGAGGCGGCATCTGCGGCATGCCGGGCTGCATCGGAAGGGTTAGATTGCCGGTGCCGGCCAACATCGGCATCCCGCCCATCGGCATCGGCGCCTGCGGTTGCTGCGCCGGAACGGGAAACGGCAGATCCAAGCCGAAACTGTCGCGCGGCTGCTTGTAGCGCCGCTCCCGCACGATCTCGACCTCGGCCTCGCCCAGCAATGCATCCAATTGCGGCTGCACCAGGCCGGTGTAGCTCTGCGTCTCCGTCTCGCGCTGCGTGTCGGCCCAGTATTTGACCCAGCCCAAACGCTCTAAAAGGCTGTCCTTGAACCAATCGTGCAGCAGCATGAAGCCGTGGTTTTCGCGGAATATGTAATTCACGTACTCCGTCGCCTGCTTTGCCGCCTGCTCCATCCCCGGCCGCGGCGGCTCAACCACGCAAATCTGATCGCTCGCGGTGAATATCCGCATCAATGCCGGGAGCACCCACTCGACTGCCTCGAGGACGGAGCGCATCACGACATTGCTGCGGTCGGTGCCGACCGGCAGCGGCAACTCGCCCTCGTAATATTTGAGCGCCTGCAGCCGGTCCTGGCTCAGACTGCCGCCGTCCTGACCCAGCGCCTCGTCCAGCTCGCGCTGCACGATCGCCTTCACCTCGTCCTCGTCCCAGCCGTCTCCCTTGGCGCCCCCGATCCCCTGCGGGATATTGCCGGGCCGGTCGGGACCGTAAGTGCTGCCCATCAGCGGCTACTCAAAACTGCACCGGAGGAAGCTGCAATCTCGCCTGCCAACCCGGCAACATCGAAGGATTTTTCCCGGTCAATCCGCGCGACCAATCACCGGTCACCTGGACCGGCGACCGCCACGGCTGCGGCGGCTGGCTCGCGCTAACCCCGCTGTCGCGCAACAACCGGATCAGCGCATCCCAATCGCCCGCCTGCAACGGCGCTGCGCCAGGCTGCGGCATCTGCAGATTCGCCGCCCCGGTCATGCCGGTGACGCCCGTCGGCTGCGTCGACGCAGTCGGCAATGCCTGCTGCGGATTAAGCTGGTTTTGGCCATAGCCCTGCGCCGGATACGCCGCCAGCAACCGCTGCAACTGCGCCAGCACGTCCTCAGCCATCAGCCGCCCTTCGGCTCGCGCGCCGCCACTTCCTTCGGCTCGGCCTTCTCCGCCTCCCGCGGGTTGCCCTCCTTCGGCCACGGCGGGCGCACGTGATTAACCGCCGGCTTGCCCTTCACCGGCGCAAACATGTCCATAACTGCCATCGCTATTTCCTCCAGTGCTCGCCGCAGGTCCGGCGATACCCGTCGGGATCCGGCCAACCGCACGAGGCCGCACGCTCGCAGCCCGGCTCGTCACACATATTCTCGAAACTCTCCGCCGCCCGGCATTGCGGGCAAATATTCCAGCTATTGCCGTCGCGCACCGGGTCGGCAAATCGGATGATCAGCCCCTCCTCGCCGCGCCAGCCGCATTCGGTGCAGCGAAACAGCGCCATCGATGTGCTCGGCATGCACGCTCCCATGTCTAAGCCATGGCCATGCCGGCACCGGCTGCGCCGTGCCCGCCGCGTCGCAACAGGAAGTGATGCCGTTGCCGCCACATTCCGGACACGGATGCCGCAGAAACCGGCCGAGCCAACCTTTGCCCCGGCAAACCTCGCAGATCACAGTCCCATCGACTGACTGCCCCACCGCGGCATCATCTGGTTGAGCGGCGAGGCAAATTGCGTCCCACTGCCGCCAACCGGCAACCCCATCCGCTGCCGCCACTGATTCTCCCGCGCCTGCGCCAATTGCTGCGCCAGATACGCATCCCGCTGCGGCGAGCCCGCCAGCATGTTGTCGATGATCTCCTGGCCCATGCCCGGCACCGCGGGTGCCATCGGCAGACCACCCTCACCCTCGCCGTAACTGGGCTGGTTGAGAATGCTGCGCGCCACCGGCTCCGGCAACCCCGGCGGCAACGCCGCCCGATCCGCCGCATCCCTGGCCGTCATCTTCCGGGAGCCCGCACCCCAATCCATCGGCGGCTGTGGAGCATTCGGATCAACCGGCCGCCCGCCAACCGGCGTGTACCCCGTGCCGCCAGGCTGCATCCGCTGAAGATACGCCTGCAGCAGATCCAGCACGCCAGCCATCAGCGGTCGCGCCGCTTCGCCAGCAACGCCGCCCGCGCCTCCCGGTCCGCACCGTGATCCGGCTCCGCCCCGTACAGCTCGCCACCAACATCCTTGCCCAGCACCGCCTCGGACAGCGTCGCGACTTTCGCCTCCAGCCCGGCAATTTCCTTGGCGCGGGCCAGCACCACATCGGCCAGCGTCGTCAGCCGCACATCCAGCTCATTAACCCGGTACGCCAACGCATCAAACATCCGCGCGTCGCTGCTGCTCATGCCAGATCCCTGTTTTTGAAAGCCGCTCAGCGCAGCCCGGACGCAACCGCCTTCGCAATGTACACCTCATCCCGAGAAAGCTCGGTCGCACCAACCCCGACGCTCACCTCTTGGCCCAAATGCCCAATACACTCACGCTGGATCATCTCCACCAGCACGTCCCACACACCTCGCGGTAAGGCCAGCTTCGGAAACAAATCGGCAAAGGCACCAACCACCTCCTCCGCAATCTCCTGACAACCTTCCCACTCGGCCAACTCCTCCTTCGTCATCACACGATC